AGAGGAGGTAGTGGTAAAGAACTTCAAAAACGATGTACAGGAGAAGGAACATACGTTCTCGATCTACGATGCCGATATCGTTAAGATGATCAATGCGCATTTACAAGTAGCGCACTTTGGCGGTACGTTGGAATCAGTATAGAGGAACCCTTCTATAATAAGAACATGCGAAACCCACACACAATCAGAAGTATCAAAGATCTAACTGAAGAGGAACGTTCCGTTCACTTACACTACACCGTAGAGTTTCTAGAGGAAAATATTAAGGAACTATATGAAGTGCTATCGGATGATATTAGTTCCGACCGAACAATTCACCGTCTGGCGTTCCTTACTGATATGAATGACCGTCTAGAGACCATGCTCGATAAATAGGAACCCTGATATAATAGTAGTATGACAGACACAACAAACACAACAGATGTATACGTAGCCACGACAGTCCGATTCAGCCCTCAAGGAGAGAAGCTCGAGGAGGTTCGCGACTTTGCAAACGATTGGGACGGCTTCAAAGAAGCAAGCAAGTTCGTCGCAGGAGCAGACGAATACGCTATTTGGTATCAAGATAAGATAATCGATTTCTCGAAATAGGAACCACGATATAATATTACTATGAAACAACACGACAACACATATAACCGAATCAATTCTCTGGTACATCTCAAACTGCAGGACGATGTATTGAATGCATTTGCAGCAATGATGAAAGATCTCTTAGACGAGGAGCCATTTGAGCCCGAAGATATAGTTAAGTACATGGCTATTCGAATGCAGGAAGCAGCCGACAAATGGATCAACCCAGAGCTTCCTTCGCAACGCCACGACTGGTAAGTAGGAACTCTGATATAATATTGGTATGACAAATACAACAGAGCAGACAATCGAACAGAATCAATACGGTACCTTCAGCGTTTACGAATTCGGCGAATGGCCTCAAGGGTCAGTGCTTGAAGGCCAGACCATGAAACGCTTCTTAGGCATGTACGAGACAGCTGAGCAAGCGAAGAGCGCTCACCCTGAAGCAGAAGAGGGGTACAGAGATGCACATAACCACTTCGATCACTTAAGTGACGAGTATTAGGAACTTAGATATAATAATAGAGTAAACAATAACCAATAACCAAACACAACATATGCAAAACCCAATCACACCAGTAGGCCTCTTCCATACACCAGAGAATATCAAAGAGCTTCAAGACATCCTCGCAAGCTATACAGCACCAGGTGAGAGTATCGTAGCTCAGACAGCAGCCTTTATGGCATGGAATCTAGCGAGTAAGATCGTTGAAGAAGCATTAGCAGATAAGAATGCAAATCCTCTAGCTGGAACAGTGATATAATATAGAGGTAAGAGAGATATAACTAACAACAAAAATACAACAAATAAAAATTATGAGCATTACTACAAAAATTAACGGAGTAGAAGTAAACGAAGTACCTAACCAGACAGAAGCAAAGTCGAAGGAAGTATCGATTGGTGAGGTATGCAATGCGATTGAGACAATTGTATATGCTAGCAAGGTAATGGGAGCGCAGGCATTTGCTAGCATCATTACTGATAAGCTTTATAGCTCGCATGAAGAGACTTATGTCAAGATGCTAGAGCTAGCAGGCGAGAGAGCTAAGAGCATTCAGCAGGATGCTTGGCAGGAAGCTAATAAGGATCGAATTGTAAGCTGCGGGCCAGAGCTAAGTCGCCGATAGAGGTTGTGTTGTTTCCTAGGCAAGAGTTTAAACTGCCTAACATTTTAAAATAATTATAACATCGAAATAATAGTAGTATAATTATAAATAGTAATATGAAAACAGATCGAGATTTAATTTTCGAAGCATATATGGCTAACAGTAAAACATCTACTTCACAATCTCAAAAGAGTTCGAGTGTGAAAGATATCATACCACTAAGTAAACAATACATGGCCGCTCATAACAATTACGAAGAAGCGCTCGCAGAGGGTGATAATAGTGCAGCATATCATTACGAGCGTGAAATGAACCGCTTGAGTAGAGAGATCGAAGATTGGGAATATGAGCATCCTGAAGAGGTTGAATGGTAATCACTTTAATTGTTGTGTTGTATGAGGTCTAGTTCGCAAGAGCTAGGCCTCTTTTTACCTCTCCAGTAAGGGGTACTCTGAGAGGTACACCCTTGCTAGCAGAGAGCCCCCGCTCAGAGCGGTAACCGTGGGAGAATTCTATATATAGAGCGGGGTATCCGAACCGGTGCTCACCCATGCCAATACAAAATTTTTTGATCGCGTCTCCCTTCTCTATATATACCCCGGCGACTATCTAAATCTCCGAGCCTTTCCGAACTAGTTCCGAATATACCGAGCCTTTCCGAACCCCACCTTGCAGAGGTAGCAGACGTAGTATACATAGCAATACCCTGCATCTCCCAATGCTCTACCGTTCGGAACGTTCCATATAACACCCTCTATGGGGAAGCTTGGAACGTACCGAACCATAGGAACTTCTAATATTTGGAACATATAGAGTTAAGAATGTTCCTAGTTCCGTATTAATAGTGTTCCGAAAAGGAGGTGTTCCGTATATATGAGAGCTGCGCTTTGAGCGGGAACTCTGCGCGTTGCGCTTTGTGGGGGGAACTTAATAAAAGATGGAACTATAGTGTTCCGATATTAAATAGATATATGGACGAATTAAGTGCAACTAAATACGCAGCTAAATATTATACTGGAGTATTACAGGATTTAAATAAGATTGTTTGTAAAGCAGCAATTGACAGGAACATTGACCTATCTGTAGAGCAATTGGAACTAATAAAGGAAATATCTCATAACGCAATTAAGCATGCTCGAGAGCGCGCTAACAGTGCAGGTGACTTACACGGCCGGTACTAGGTCAGGAACACCTCTATATTAGGAACAGTGATATAATATAGAGGTAAGATGATCGTTATAAAGCTAAAATGTGATAAGAAGATACGGGAACGTTTCAAGTACTACGGTATTGATAAGCGTAAGCTTGAGAACTTTCTTATGTTCCATACTAACAATTTAGTTAAGACGAGGAAGTGGTGGGTGCATGAGATTAAAGTAAAGGGTATAGCTGGTGCTGGCTCTCAGTACTTTTGGAACGAAGATGAGATAGAGATAGCGTTACAGTGTAGTGAGTGTTCCTCTAAGAAGCAAAGACGTATATACTTCCTTCAGAGTCTGGTGCACGAGTATAGGCATTGGATCCAGGCTCAGTTACAGCGAGTGGCTGAGAAAAAGATTACCTACACAGAGAAGGATGTAGAGGAACGTAATGCTAACTATCTTAAGAACGTATATGAGTTAGAGTGTACGGAGTGGGAAAAGATTGTTGAGAGATTTAACGAATTTATATAAATAATATTATGAAGTCATTCAAAGAATTGTATAAAAGCCTTATCAGCGAGTATAATGAAGATTATAAAGACTCGCATGCAGATGCAGAACAAGAGTATAAAGGTTATACAATCTCTTATACGACAGAATATGAAGAAGATTATTCGCATAATTTTTATACCATCTTTACTCCTGATGGTAAGAAGATAAGTAGTGTAGACTTACAAAATATTGGTGTGAAGCTTCCTAGAGATGATAATGAAGCATTTGATGTGATTGCAGGTTTAATAGATACGGGGAAGATTTAATATGCATAATAAAACTGACAATGAAATGATCTATGAAAGTTTAAACCAATCAGGTATTGCTTATGATCAGCAACAGAGTAAAGGTAACAAGTATAGACCACAAGTTGGTAAAGGTAACTATAATCAATTTTCTGGTTTAAACACTTCACTTAAAACTAACGCAGGTGCTATGCCTAGCTTCGGTGGTATTTCAGATGAAGAAATTGAAGGTGATGAGGATACGATTGAAGTTAAAGGTTACGGTGTAATGACAATTCAGCAATTGAAGCAATTAATTGAACGTAGATCGAATGAAATTTCACAATCTATTGCTGATGGTAATTTAGATGTAGGTAATAAAGCAGACATATTAAAGTTATTTGCTGACACTTACAGTCGTAGAAATAATTATTGACTTTCAACAGACATACGCTATAATAGTGTATGGTAGACAAAATAAAAGTTACGTGGAGCGATATAGAATTTCTTAGTAATGTAGTTTCAGAGACTATTATTAAAAGTGGTATCAAATATGATACAATTATTGCTCTAGGTAGAGGTGGTTTGATACCTGGAGCTATATTGAGTTATAAGCTTGACATAAAAAACTTACAAAACTTAGGTATTAACACACGACATGATGATGGTAAATATCTCGAAACTTTAGTATATCAAAAACCGAATAGTATCTCGGGTAATGTATTAGTAGTAGATGATATCAATGATAGTGGTAAAACTTTTGAAGCTGTTAATTCGTTAATTAAAACTGAATACCCAGATATAGGTGAATTACTGTACTGCAGTTTAACGACAAAACATGATACAGAATTTAACGAAAATACTATTTCTGGAGAAATAATCAATACTTCTGATTGGTTAGTGTTTCCTTGGGATAAATAATTAAGTGAGAGCAAAACCTTTTTACTTCGAAATTAAAGATATGGTAACGCAGTTTATTGCTGCGTTTGATGATGTAGTAATAAGCAGATACAATAAAGATAGGCAAGAACAGGATAAGATAAATGTAAGATATATATACGCTCCTAAAGAGAGAGTGATGTATGATATCATTAACGAAAATAAAACAATAACACTACCAGCAATTGCAGTTAATATTACTGGTATAAATAGAGACGAAACTCGTGTGTTTAATAAGTTAGATGGGTTTTACTATCAAGGTACAGTTGGGGAAGAAAAGACTTCAACTCATATAAAATCTCCTATACCAGTTAATATATCTTTAAAGGTATCTGTTCTGAGTAGATATCAAACCGATATGGATCAAATTATTAGTAACTTTGTACCATTTTGTAACCCGTATGTTATAGTAAGTTGGAAGGTACCTACTGATTTTGACTTAACTAACGAGCAAGAAATTAGAAGTGAAATATTATGGGATGGTAATATTTCAATGTCTTACCCAACAGAGCTAACATCATCGAAAAAAGCTAGAGTAACTGCTGATACAAATTTTACTATAAAAGGCTGGCTATTTAAAGATACTACAGGTCCTGCTGGTAATATATTTTATATAGATCAAAATACTAATTTAGAAAATAAATTAGAAAATTATGATAATTTTGAAGCTCTATCAGGTAATTCATATACATTCCCAACTTCAACTGGGTTAATTTCAGATACACAAAGTATATATATTTCAGGTACACCAACGATAACAGATATATTTTATAATGGTGTTCAGTTATTTGATGATATAACTCTAACTTCAGATATTACAGGTAATGTAATATTGAATGGTAATAGATTTAATGATGTTACAAATATGTTAGTCAGTACGAATAACAGTTCATTTTATACTAACCTAACATCTATAGACGGGTTTACTCGTCAACCAGCTATATCAGGTCAGTTAGTTAACTATACTGTTTTAAATGATAATATAATAATGGTTGAAACACCTAATATTAATTCAGGTTCTATTAGATTTATACCTTATAACATAGCTGGATATTCATTTAGTGACGCAACTTTACACTCTCAATCTTTAAGCACCAATTCTACCTTTATTATTGTAGAATAAATCATAAATAATTACAATGGCAGATCAACAAAATAACGGGCAACAATCCGGTTTCTTCAAAAACATTCTAAATAAATTACCATACCAGACGGTTGATTTTAATAAAGTTCTTAATGACTTAAATCCAAAATACCAATCATTTGAAGATGTCGGTATGAAAAGAACTGAAGCTTTAGCTAAAAATAGTATATTTTTTAATAATGAATATAATAATACAGGTACAGGTCAGATAAGTGTTGATGGTAATTATGGTAATTTAGTATATGCTAATGTAGAAGAAAATAAAGGAGGCCGTTTACAGGATTATAGAATAATGGCATCATTTGCTGAAATTTCAGATGCATTAGATCAAATATGTGATGAATGTATTAATAAAGATGCTCAAGGTAATATTATAAAATTAATATTAAGAAATACTGAACTTCCGAGTGACATTGAGAGAAATTTAACAGATGAATTTGAAAAATATATAGAATATTTTCAATTAGAAAGAAAAGGTTTTGAATATTTTAGACAATTGTTAGTTGAAGCTGAAGTTTATTTTGAACATATTATACATAAGCAGCATACTGAAGATGGTATTCTTGGTGTTGTACATTTACCGTCAGATTTAATTGACCCTATATATGATAATATTCAAAATATGATCATTAAAGGTTACATATTACGTAAGCCTATTTTTGATCCAACTAAACCTGGTAAGATTGATAAATTTGATTTTATACCAATGGATGATAATCAAATATCTTATATCAATTCCGGTATATGGAATCAAGATAAGACATTTAGATTACCGTATATTGAGAATGCCCGTCGTGCATATAGACAATTATCACTTGTTGAAGATTCTATTGTTATATATCGACTAGTAAGAGCACCAGAACGTCTCGTATTTAATGTTGATGTCGGTAACATGGCACCGCCAAAAGCTGAAGCATATTTGAGAAAGTTAATCCAAGAGTATTGGAGTAAGAAGACTTTTGATAGCAGTCAGTCTGGTCAAGTTCAAAAGTTTAACCCGCAAAGTATGCTCGATTCATTCTGGTTTGCTAAAAGAGCAGGCTCTGAAGGTACATCAGTTACTCAATTACCTGGTGGAGCTAATCTTGGTGAGTTAGCAGATTTAATGTATTTTGTTAATAAACTATATAAAGCTTTAAAAGTACCAACAAATAGATTAAACCCAGATTCAACGTTTAGTGATGGTGATCAGATATTAAGAGAAGAGCTTAAATTTGCTAAGTTTATTATACGTTTACAACAACATTTTGCACAAGGTATAAAAAATGGCTTTTTAACACATCTTAAATTAAAAGATATGTTCACTAAGTACGATCTTAAAGCTCAAAATATACACTTGGAATTTAATGTACCGACTAATTTCTATGAAATGAGAGAAAGTCAGAAGTTAGAACTTAAAGCTGCTAACTTTAATTCATTAGCTACTAATGAATATATTTCAGCTACGTACGGTCAAAAGAAATATCTTGGCTGGTCTGATGTAGAAATTAAAGCTAACAGAGAGTTCTTACGTAAAGATAAAGAGTTAGAGTGGGAATTAGCTCAAATAACTAACGGTGGACCTAATTGGAGAGATGATTTAGAGCAAGCAGCTGCACCGGGAGGTGATGTAGCTGGTGGTGGTGAAGTAGGTGGCATGCCTCCTGAATTCGGTGGAGGTGAAGCTGATGTTGGTGCTGAACCAATCGAAGAACCGATTGAAGAACCAATCGAAGAACCTGTTGCTTAATTAGCTAATTAATCTTTCCAGACTAATACTAAACTACCGTGATCTAATATAGTAATCAATTCACCTGATGTTGGATTCATAGTAGTATTTAAAAAGTCTTCAAAATACTCAGTGGACATTGCTCCGGTTACTGAAGGTACGACTGTTGCGTTGTAATTAGGTGCTGACATATTATTATTTATTTAATTAATTGAATCTAACAAAGATATATTAAATATTGTTGATGGCTAATTGCGAAATATCTCCAATATCAGGGTTCCAAAGTACCAATCTTAATAATAGAATTGACAGTTTTAGTAGATTAGGTGATAGAGTATTACGTACTCTCGGGTATCCATTTATCAATGTTGAAGTACATAAAGACCAGCTTTATGAAAATATAAGTATCGCATGCGAATATTTTACAAAATTTGCTGGATACACAAAAGAGTATCTTATATTTGATAGTGCAATGTATAAGAGAAATTATGGTATAAGATTAGATGAGTTATTTACTCTGCAGAATAGTGATACATTTAAAGAGCAAAAAGATTTAAGAACTAGAAATCCAGATTTTACAAAACTAGTAGAAGATAATACAGTTTACATTTCTACTAGTGGTGCACCTGGTTCATTATTTACAGGTATATCTTCTTTATCTTCAGCTTTATTAAGTGGTATAGATGCATATGATATTTTTACACCTGATTTTTATACTAATATTATCACCGAAGTTCCGACAATTAGCTCAATTTTTAAAACAAAAGTTCAAGATAAATTTACCGTTGAAGGTTCTGATAACGGTAATAATGGTCAATTTATCAATAGTTTCGATTACGATGTAATGGATTATAGAAAAGTTGTGGCTATGACAGACTTTGAAGAAGGTTCATCTACTGGTATTAATACATTGTTTACTATTGAACAAACGATGGCTCAACAAACTTATTTTAGTTATGCAATGGGTAATTACGGCTTTGATTTGGTTAGTTGGTATGCTATGAAAGATTGGATGGAAACGAGAGAAAAATTATTAGCTACCAGACGATCATATACATTTGATGAAAGAACACAAATTATGAGAATGTACCCTCAACCTAATGCTGGTAATAGTGATATAAGATTTTACGGTGTCATTGCATGCTACGTAGAAAGACCTATTAGAGATATTATTAAAGAATTATGGGTATATCAATATACATTAGCTCTTACAAAGATGGTAGTTGCTAATATAAGAGGTAAATATGGTAGTGTATCTCTTTTTGGCGGGGGTAGTGTAAACGCTACAGATTTGATGACACAGGGTTTAGCTGAAAAGCAAGCATTAGAAGAGCAACTACTTACAGGGGCTGCACCAGGTCAAGGAGATGCAGACCCTGCTATGTTCTTTGTTGGTTAATCGGTAGCTTGAAATATTTCAATTAGCTTTTGAATAATACCACTTGCATCGTTTATACTTAAAACTTCTTTAACTGTAGTTATTTGTATATCTGCTTCCGGTTCAGATTCATAATCACCGTATACATCCTCTTCATCAGTTACTGATAGATCAACTGCATCAGTACTATTATCTACTACAGGTGTATCATATGATACTTGATTTATACTACCTGCATCTGTTAATATATTTTCTAAAAGTTGTTTTGTATGTTCTTGTTCTTTACTTCTACCAACAAAATCAATTATCTCACTTTGAGTAAATAAACCTTTTAAACTTGTTATTGGATTATCATAAGATGCATAACATAGATGAGCTAGATATTTAACTGTTACATCTGCAGTATCTTTAATGAGATAATATGCACCTTTTTTGTTTATAGTAACACCGGTATCAGGATTTTCATACGCCACTTTAGCTGGTCTCATTAGATTTTTTTGTCTAATGCTTGAATTAGTTATTATCTTTTCTTCAAATATCATAATTATATTTATAGTATGAAAAAGGATAAAAGGTATAGACAAGGTATATTCAAACCTAATAACAATAAAAAATACATAGGTAAAGGAGACCCTGTATATAGGTCGAGTTGGGAATTAAAGTTTTTTAGATGGGCAGATTTAAATGAAAATGTATTAGCTTGGGGTAGTGAAAATATTGTAATACCGTATTTAAGTCCTATAGATAATAAGGTGCACCGTTATTTTGTCGATAATTTTATAGTTTTCCTGGATAATAAAAATAATAAAAAGAAATTTTTAATAGAAATAAAGCCAAGTAAACAAGTCGAAAAACCATGCAACACCAAAGGTAAAAGAAGGACGACTATATTATATGAACAAAAGACTTGGGTTGTCAATCAAGCTAAATGGGTAGCAGCTAAAAAATGGGCAGATAAAAAAGGTTATGAATTTTTAATTTTAACTGAAAAAGAATTAGGTATAAAATAAAAAATAGTAGTAAATAGTTCCTACTAGTATAAATAATATTACATGAGTTTAAATCTTATAGTTGAATCACCTGCACCGAAAGAAGAATTTGAATATATCGTCGAAGAAGGTAATTCAAAAGGCTCTCAAAATTTCTTTATTAAAGGTCCATATATGATGGCGGAAGATGTTAATAGGAATAAAAGAATTTATTCTCTTAACGAAATGCAAACAGAAATTAAACGGTACGAAGATACGATGGTAAATACCGGTAGAGCAATGGGTGAGTTAAATCACCCAACTACAGCTGATGTTGATCTAGAAAGAGCATGCCACTTAGTTACAGAAATGACGCAAGATGGTAATGTATTTTACGGTAAGAGTAAAGTTCTTTCTACACCAACAGGTTTAATTGTCAGGTCACTTATTAATGATGGTGTAAGAGTCGGTATGAGCTCTAGAGCTTTAGGTCAGTTAATACCAGAATCAGGCCAAGATGGTGTTAGCCGTGTTCAAGACTTTAAATTAGTAGCTATTGATTGTGTAGCTGATCCATCGTTTCCGAAAGCTTTTGTAAATGGCATTTTAGAGAGTAAGCAATACGTTGTTAATGCATATGGTCAGTTCGAAGAAGCTTATGATATTTTTGAGAAAAACATATCAACAATGCCTTTAAAAAATAAAGATGCATTTCTTAAAGAAAACATTATTAAATTCCTAAGAACGTTATAAATAATTAATATGTTAGATGTAAAGACAGATATTAGGAAATTTATCGGTAATGTCATGAACAAAGATTACCAGAATGCAAGTAATAATTTATCTGAGGTAATTGATCAGAAAATTAAGCAGCAAATCATAAATAATAATATAAATATTTTTAACCATGAGTAATATTAAAACAATTCTAAAAGAAGCAACCGGCGGAGCACTTAACGATGAAGTGTTATCTGAAATTGAAAACGTCTTTGAACAAAAAGTCAATGATAAGGTTGAGCTTCATGTTGAACAAGCATTAAATGATCAAGATGAATTATATTCTGAAAAGCTTGAAGAATTGATTGTTCATATCGATAATGATCATAGTGCTAAATTAAAGACAGTGGTTGAAGCGGTAGATGCTGATAGAGCTAATAAGCTTAAAGCAGTTATTCGTAAGTATGAAACAACATTAACAGAAGATGCTAATGACTTTAAGGAAAGCTTAGTAGAAAGCATTTCTGATTACATCGACGTTTATATCGATGAAAAAATCCCAACTGCTAGCATTCAAGAAGCAGTTAAAAATACCAAAGCTAAGAAGGTATTAGAAAATTTAAGATCACACCTTGCAGTTGATAGCGCTCTTGAAAAAGAAAGCGTTAAAGATGCAGTGTTAGATGGTCATAACCAAATCAATGAAGCTTCTAAGAAGCTTGAGTCTGTTCTTAAAGAGAACGCCGCAGTAAAGAAAGAATTAGATGCAGTTAAATCTGAGTTTATTCTAGAAAATAAGGCAGCGCAACTCGATGAAAGAGCTAAAAAGTATGTCAAGAAGGTACTATCCGGTAAGGGTGCAGAGTTTATCTCTGAGAACTTCGACTATACTGTTAAGCTTTTCAAGAAAAAGGAAGAGAGCAGGCTCGAGACTCTAAAAGAAGAGGCTTATAGTACAACGGAGAAAGTAGATCGTGTTATACATGAAAGTGCACCGGTTCAAAGTGCATCTAATGACTCACCTTATCTTCAAGAACTTTCAAAGTACTAAGAATTTCCTACATTGTTTAGGCATTCCTGAGTTTCCTGGTTTACGTAAAAACCTTGGGGTCGATATAAAGGAAAAAATCTATTATGAATACAAATACAATTAGACCTTCACAGGCATATATTGATGAATCAAGAGCTTCGTCTCTTTTAGAAAAGTGGGCTCCAGTTCTGGACTACACATCTAAGAGTGTTGCAGCAATTGAAGACAGTCACACTCGTTTGAATACAGCAATGTTATTGGAAAACCAAGAAGCATGGTGCATTCAAGAGGGTAACACATCAGGCACTGGCGGTGCTTTCGGTAACGGTGGTTCTATCGGAGTTGGCGGCAACGCTTCCGGTACACCTGGAACTGACAGCTATGCTACTAATGATGCTCGTCTTCCAAAAATCTTGATTCCAATGATTAGACGTACTTTTCCCGAGTTAATTACAAATGAAATCGTAGGTGTCCAGCCTATGGCAGGTCCAGTTGGTCTTGCTTTCGCACTTCGTTATAAGTATTCAGGCCAAGTTCTGGGTAACGGTATTGACAACAATACCGCTCCTACTCCGAGCGTACCTGGTACTATCTCTTCACTAGCTAATAGTGGAAGCGGAACCGAAGCTGGATACCAAGAGCTATACACAGCCTACACTGGTACATCTGCTAACTACTTAAGTGGTGATGAAAGTACAGAGTTTGGTGCATTCAGCGAAGCTGATAGAGGTGTCGCAAGACTCCTTCAAAACTTCGAGCTCACAGGTGATATTCCAACTATGGAAGTATCCTTTGAGAAGACTGCAGTTGAAGCCGGTACACGTCGCTTAGGCGCACGTTGGTCGGTAGAGCTTGAACAAGATCTCAAAAACATGAATGGTATCGACATCGATACTGAATTGACAAACGCTATGTCGTATGAAATTCAGGCCGAAATCGACCGTGAAATGCTTATGAGAATGGTTCAAGTTTCTCTCAACGCTGGTAAAGGTGTTGGTTACTCAGTTTGGGCTCCACAGTCCGCTGATGGCCGATGGTTAGTAGAGCGTAACCGTGATTTCTACCAAAGATTAATCATTGAAGCAAATCGAATTGCTGTTCGTAACCGTAGAGGTGCTGCAAACTTTATAGTTTGTACTCCACGTGTTGCTGCAATTCTTGAAATGCTTCCTGAATTCCAATGGGCACCAGTACAAGGTAGTGTTAATACACAACCTGTCGGTGTTGCAAAAATTGGTAATCTTGGTGGACGTTTCAACGTTTATCGTGACACACGTACAGAAGGTCAGGCACTTAAGAATGACCTTTCTGGCGGTGCAGCGATCAACAGTACTGTTGAATACGCACTTCTTGGTTATAAGGGTCCAGAGTTTTACGACACTGGTCTTATCTATTGCCCATACATCCCAGTTATGGTTCAGAGAACAATTGGACCGAATGACTTCGCGCCACGTGTAGGCTTGCTTACACGTTATGGTGTCGTAGACAATATCTTCGGTGCTAATCTCTACTATCACGTTATCATTGTAACCGGACTCGGACAAGCATTCACTCCTGCTACGCAGAGTGTTTACTTCTAAGCCGAATTAAACGCGGATTAATCCGCTATCTGGTTAACAGATATAGTTTGAGACCTAGTTCATTAATTTGAGCTAGGTCTCTTTTTGTGCGCATTAAAAAGCCGATAACTTTCGCTATCGGCTCTTATATTACTGCTTACTCGTTTTGATATGTATCATCCCAGGATCAACAAGCGGCTTAGCAAACCGTTCAATTAGATCATTGCTTGATGCTCTAACTGGGTTAATATCAATACCACCTCGTCGCGCATATAGACACATTACTAAGAGTTCGCTCGGTTCGAACGCATCTTGTAAACGTTTATATATACACTCGCAAATTTCTTCATGGAAGTGACATTCATCTCTAAATGATATAACATATTTCAATATACTATGAGCATCGATAGCATTCTTTGATTTAATATGAATGAATACATCCCCCCAATCTGGCTGAGAAGTAACACGACAGTTACTCTTAAGTAAACCAGAATAGAACTTCTGCTCTACTTCATTCTCTCGACTAACTGCTTCTAATAAACTTGGATCTTCAGTATACTGAGTATATTCAAGCTCGCTAGAATCCTCTAAGAGATCAACATTTAAATAATGCTCAATATCCCATTCATTATCTGGACTATTAAACTTTTTATTTACTCGTACACCACTATGAAATGATACCTTAACATCAGTCTGAAGTAATTCACTTAAGTCTCTAGCAGAAATTTCTTCGAAGTTCTTAACTGCTTTATCATTACCATCTCCCATTTTAGTCATATTAAAAGAGTTAAAGTATAGTTTAATACTCTTACTCTCGACAATATACTTACTACTGCATGGGTATACACATTTAACTACACCTGTTACAGGTCGACCATTCTTTAAAAGGAATGAGCATTCATATGCATTCCACGTATCTGAACCAACGAATGGTAAAGCATCATCAAAAATATTGAGATACTCTCTGTTATTACTTCGGGGTTCTCTTACTAGTAGACCTTTATCATACGTACTCTTATATTGAGACGATTGACCAAGATGCTTACTAATATTGCTGTTATCTAATTTACTGTTTGCCATAATTATCAAATGTATTATATATTGTTTCTAACCGTTGTTCAACTGTACCACTTAACCTTACTACATCTATTTTAAAATGATTGATTGCCTCTTCAAAAAGGTTAATGATAGTATCACGAAACTCTTTATTCGCACTTCTCTCACCGTCATCTACTAAGGGTATGTCAGGTTCTGTATAAAGTATAACATCTACATTACCAATCAATTTACTAAAGAGGTATTCACTATAATTATATATCTCAATAGGTATTTTTTTCGTCTGATACTGATACATCGTATATATCAACCCGTCTAGAATACATCTATCTAATACAACATTTTTACCTTTAAAATCGAGATAATTATATAGATGACTATTTACAGTTAATAATTGAGTATATTCATCTCCACTCTCATTAATATCTAACTTATATTTATCTTTTAAACTCCTTGTAATTTCTGGTACGAAATTAAACTTACGAAAGCGTTCATCCAATTGAATTGCTTTCAGTAAAGTAGATTTACCTGTACTTTGAGCTCCTGTAAAACTAATAACCATGACCTATAATACTTTTAAATTGATTAACATTGTAATTTATATTCTCTTGCTCCGTATCAGTAACTTCATGATCAATTAGATCAGCTAACATAATCGATGGCTTTTCGTTTAATCCTAGATCACCATTATATCTAAGTTCCTTAATACCTGCAACTACTGGATTAGATGTATCTACAGATCTAATAGATCTATCACCAATATAGCTTTTGAATTCCTTAGCCAAAGAACAACCTAAAAGGTGATGAGGTTTATTATTATTCCAAATACCATCCGATTTTAATTGGTTAATTAATCTTCGACGACCATCACACCATCTTTCTAATTTAGTCTTACCGATACCAGTTACAATATAATAACTAAAATCGAAACTAATCGCGATGTAATCAGCATAGTCTGACATATACCTATAACAATCGACAATCTCATCATATGTCTTACCTTGAACTGCTCCGATTTTTAAACCTGGTAAGTCTGGATATTTACCTGTAAATTCAGAAAAACTCTTAATTGTAGCATATCCATCCTCTAATACATCGGGTACAATATAAAAACTAGGTTTTAATTCTTCAGCATATTTAGCAAACTTTTCTGAATCAAAAGACTCACCGAGCTCGAAGATACTATTATCTAGCAATACTTGACGACCTAATTTAATAGAATCTTTAAAAAACTGATAATATTCTGGGTGAGTCTCAAATAGATGAACTAAAGCATAATCGTAATCATTATACGATCGTGATTGTTCTAGAAATGATATAGGACTTTCATGTGATACATACATACATTAATTATAGTAGTAAAAACTGAATAGTCAAGTAAATATTTATATGCCGCTCCCTAAACCAAATTTAGATGAATATACAGAAAAAATTAACAATATTATACCTACTAAAACGTTAGAATTACCTACAACTGTAAAGACATCAGTAATTGGTGATACTATAAGTAATGTTAAAGGTGAATTAAAAGATAAAGTTTGTGGAGCAGTTGATTTAGTCTCAGATATAAAATCTGGTCTATCGAGTTTAGCTACAGACGTTAAAGATATAGATGTCGGTGCTTATATTAATTCTGGAGTTGATGCAGTAAAAGGTAAATTAAATGAAGCTAAGAACTTATTTACATCTGCTAGTGCAGAATTACAAAAAGGTGCAGCAAGTATTAAAGATGAAATTAAAAATAGTTTAAACGCTTTAGAAGATGAAATTGTACAGCAGGTAGAGAGTGCTAAATTAGCAGCTGCTGGTCTAAAAGATACCGTAAAAGATATAGGTAATATGAGTAATAAGCTTGTTAAGAATTTAACTACAGTACCTGATATAAAGCTAGGTATACCAAATTTTAAAGGTAATTTTTGCGATGAAAAAACTGCTGAAGCTGCAGCAGGTGTTGAAGCTGCAGCACAAGCTGAAATCCCCGTAGCAGAAGTAACGAAGAGTCAAACGAAATCTTTATCCAGAGTATCTAGTTTAGCTGGTCCTATGACGGAAGAAGAAGAAGCAGCATATTTCGCTGGTCAAGCAATTATACCTACTAGGTTTATAGCGACTATAATGAAAATAGATGACTATTACGATTTTTCTCCATATGGAATGTCTAACTATTTTGCTATACAAGAATTTGCAAAAAAAGAAGCTGCAGCAGGTTACCCGGAATGGGTCGGTGATAACGGTACAAACATTACTACTTATTTTGAACAAAAAGCATATTATATGGATGTAGCTAAATCAAGATTACCAAACCCTAGCACTGTCAGTGCAATTACTTTACTAGCTCAACAAATATTTGAAGAACGTTTCGGAAACATAACCGATAGAAAATGGATATAATATAATGAAAGAATATAACAGTACATATATAGGAATCGTCGTTCAAAATAACGATCCAGATCAAAGAGGTAGGGTTAAAGTCTTTGTACCTCATATTTCTGGAACGGTTTATAGTAAATGGATAGAAGATAAGACAGATAAAAAATATAAATTTATCGGGTTTAATATTGATTCAGATTTAACATCAGTTTTAGAAGATTTAAAACTGGTATTACCATGGTGTGAAATATGTTCACCTTTAACAAGTGAGAATAGTTCAGGTAGGTTTAACGATTTTAATTACCATGCTAATACATCTGATGGTAATTTTTACTCTAATTTCGCAGCGTCATCTGGCTCTAAACCTGGTTCAGTTTATGAAAATGCAAACGCTAGATTAGAAGACGCATTTGCAGGTGATGTTAATAATGTTAATAACCCGAACCCGTATAGTTATATGTATAAACCGACAACATATACTAACGGAGCAAAAGGTGCATTTGGTATACCAGCAGTTGGTGCACATGTGTATGTATTTTTTAGAGATGGTAATCCGAATTTCCCAGTTGTAACTGGTGTTAGTTATGGTTCAGATGATTGGAATGGTATCTACAACGAACCTCAAGATTATCCTGGTAAGTTTGAAAATTATCCAGAACCCTTAACTGAAGTAGATCAAAATGTTGAAAATTACAGAAACAAATATGTCCTCAATCAAAAAGGAGGTACTTTTGAAATTGTCAATTCTGATTTAAATGAAAAAATTAAATTAACCCATTATAGTGGTTCGTTTAAAGAATTTAATAATAATGTTAATATTGAACTAGCTACAAAAAATGATCAAAAATTGGTATTAAATGATAGTTTTGATACAGTTCAAGGTTTTAAAAATTCGTATACTGGTAAAGATTTTGATGAAATAATTAAGCGGGATAAATATAAAAAAGTTGGTACTTTAAATACCGAATATTTCGATAAATGGAAAGATATTGTAGCTGTTATACAAAACAACAAGCAGTTATTTGAAATTAAACGTACAAATAATAATAATATACTTAACGCTAACGGTGCTATAATGGTTAAGCGTAATAGTACTGAGCAATCTAGAGTTGGAGATTTTATAAACTTCCCGGTTACAGATGGTAAGTACGAATATAAAGCTTTAAAGAATGAAGATATACAACCTGGTAACGGTTTTGGTAAATTCTCTACTAGTACATTTGATGGACCTACAGGTATGAATGATTTAAAAACTGTAGCTCAATCAACAACAACCGCGCCTATTGTTTCAAGATGGGTAAATGAAAGTGGTAGAGATTGGTTAAATGGTAAAGGTAAACATCTTTCAACACAAAATGGTGAATGGGACGTTGAAACAAAAAAAGATAAATTACAGTCGTTAATTGAAGATAATTTAGAAGATTTAATTAAAATAGAAAATGAATTAGGTCTTGGTGGTAGTGAAGTTATTGAAATAACTAAGCATAAGTTAGAAACTATCGGAGTTCTTATGAATGATTTCGGTAGTATACGGCTGGATAATATCGGTAAATCAATAAACAATGAAGTTTTAGTTGATGATGATGGTGTATATGTAAATCAATCTGATAGCCCATTACTTGAATATGTACATGTTCAAGATCTACCTGGCGGTAATTCAACGTTAAATGTATGCAATAGATATAACGTAATGGTTGGGGCAGGTGGGTTACATCTAAAAACATACGGACCTATAAATATGTCAGGAACCATAACTAATATAGCTGGGGAACAAATTAATTTAGGTTCAGAAAATGAAATTAATATAGATGCTAAAACTATTAATATTAGTGCTGAAATATTAAACATGAGAAACAAACGTCAAAGACAGATTATAATTGAAAACAGTCTCGGGGTTAATAAAAATTTAGTTGTTGGTGGTGGGTTACATGTAGAAGGTGAAACATTCTTACAGCATGTTACTGCTCCAAGAGAGTTTCAATTAACCGAACAGACAACTGTTTTTGCTAAACTGTTAACAGGTCTACAATTTAAAGTAAATATTAAAGGTGGTACACATGTAGATGCAGCAGATAGTTCTGATAACCATAATAGTTGGACCGGTGGTACAATAACTCTTATAGCAGATAGTAATGATGATAAAGTTAGATGCTATGAACATTCTCATGCCTTTGCAAATTTACCATTAACCTTAGTAGATAATAATACAAGATTGAGAGAAATTGCTAAAGAAGTTAATTCTGGTAGTGATAGATCAATATCTAGACCTCAACATAATGAGAAAAAATCTAATTTTGGTCCAGGTAAAGGTAATTACCAAGATAACGATAAACCTACTAAAGGTGATACCTAATTTAAATCCAATAATTTTTATTAGATTAATTTAATGATTTCAATTAGATTCCCTAATAAATCTCTTAAATATAAACATATATATGGACTCTAGAGAAAAAACTCGTCTCGATAGAATTGAAGAAAAGATTGATAAGATGGCAGAAGCTGTTGTATCTTTAGCCCGTGCTGAAGAAAAAATTCTTAGTCTCAACACTACAACACACACTATATTAAAGCGGCTTGTTGAATATGAGACACGTATGAGAGAAGTTGAACAGAAAGCAGCTGAATCAGAATCAAAACTTAAATCAATTACAGCATTTATATGGACTATAGTTACAGCTGTAACAGCGGCTATAGTCAGTGGGATTGCTTGGTTTAATGGTAGTAATTAGTATTATCTTTTAGGTAAACTAGTAACCCATTTTGTTCTGTAGTTTTTCGTCCACAAAAAAACCGCTTTATTGTATCCAATATCGCGGCCTACTTTCTCTGATTCAATCCATTTTAATTTTTCGATCTCTTGCTGTTCTTGCTTGAGAAACCGATAATAGCTTGAATTACTAAAATTGATATCAGACATTACATTAGTATTTAATCTATTTCGATACATAAAATATACAATCATCATGGTTAAACTGCATGTAGCACCAAATATATAATTTGTTAATAAAATAACATTAATGCCTATTGTATCTATAGTATATATACAAGCGCAAATATATCCAGCTAAAGATAGTATAAAGAGTGATATACTTATATCATCTACTCGTTTTTCTCGATTGGAACTATTAAACCATTCTCTTCGATATATGTTAGAAGCTCTTCTTCTGTATCAGCAATCACCATAATATGTGGTGATGATGTATACCCACTGCATTGAAATGGACCTTCTATTACAATTTTTGTTTCATCATTATATAGTATCCACCACTGCTCTTGAGTCGTTTCGATATTATCGACATTTGTTATTTTTTGTATTGCCATGATATTAATTTGTTGTTACACTCCAACCTCTTGAAAGTAATGTTTGTTTATCAGTTAATCCTTGTCCTGTTGGTGCAGCATTTCCCGGATCACCTAAATTTAAAGTACCATTCGTCGCACCCGCGGCAACGAAATCTGCTAAAATGGCATTTACCGCTGTTGCAGTTAATTGATTGCTATTTGCTCTAAAAGTTTTTAAACTTACTGGTACCGAACCAGCCACGTATCCAGTGAGGTCATTGGTGTGACAATCAAAATAAACCAACTCTGTATTATCACTTAAATCTGGGATAGAGCCAGTGAGTTGATTATTTAAACAGTTAAATATTTCAAGCACTGTATTGTTGCTTAAACTTGGAATATTACCAGTGAGTTGATTATTGAAACACTTAAAATTTATAAGCGGTGTATTATCACTTAAATCTGGAATTGAGCCAGTGAGTTGATTATCGTAACACGCAAAACTTGTAAGCGCTGTATTATCACTTAAATCTGGGATAGAGCCAGTGAGTTGATTATTGCGACACGTAAAATTTATAAGCGCTGTATTATCACTTAAATCTGGGATAGAGCCAGTGAGTTGATTAAAACCACATTTAAAAGTTCCAAGCGCTGTATTGTTGTTTAAACTTGGAATATTACCAGTGAGTTGATTACTACGACAGTTAAATATTTCAAGCACTGTATTGTTGCTTAAACTTGGAATATTACCAGTGAGTTGATTTTTGAAACACTTAAAAGTTCCAAGCACTGTATTGTTGCTTAAACTTGGAATATTACCAGTGAGTTGATTATCGGAACACGCAAAATTTGTAAGCGCTGTATTGTTGCTTAAACTTGGAATATTACCAGTGAGTTGATTATCGCGACACGTAAAATAAACCAACTCTGTATTATCACTTAAATCTGGGATAGAGCCAGTGAGTTGATTATCGCGACACGTAAAATAAACCAACTCTGTATTATTACTTAAATCTGGGATAGAGCCAGTGAGTTGATTATTGCGACACTTAAAATAAACCAACTCTGTATTATTACTTAAATCTGGGATAGAGCCAGTGAGTTGATTATCACCAACTACAAAATTAACTAAAGCTGTGTTATCACTTAAATCTGGAACATTACCAGTCATTGGATTCTCTGAACAACGAAAATCTTCAAGATTAGTATAGGTAGATAAATTCGATATAGATGTTATCAAGTTATTATCAAGTGATATTTTTTTTACACCTAATGGCATGTATTGATTTACTGTTCCTTGTAACTTGTTATAATTTAAAGATAACTCTTCAAGGTTACTATTAGGAGGAAAAATAAAATTTTGAATATCATTTTCATTCACACTAAGACTAACTAGACTATCAAACCCAGTTACATCTACAACACCACTTAATCTGGGAGTAGATGCACCTAAATCTATAGATTCTATTGTTTGAGGTGATGTTAAACTTAATATCATTATAAGTATTTATATATCGATATATTTATCAATAGATGTTTTTAATTCTTTACCGATAATTATACCTTTTAACCTATCTAACTCAACATTATTTTTTGTTATAATTGTTGTTGGTATAGATGTAATGTCATATTTTTTTGTTATATCAGCATTGTCATCTATATCTACTTCTTTTACAGTTATATCGGAATATTTTGATATAACATCATCAAAAATAATTTTATATGTCTTGCAAGGACCACACCATTTTGCTGAGAATTTAATAATTTCCATGTATCAATATTTAGTTAATATACAGAGATTATCAATATTCTAAACGCTAAAAACCCACCATCCATCCCCTATTTAGCGTTTAGTTATGCCCCGGCCTATTTTTATTTATAGTTATATGGTGTATTTCTTAATGTATTCCTCTTTTTTTCTACGTGGAGCATTAACTTCTAACATACCATCTTCATAGTTAAACTTAATCTTTTTAAGATCATAGTCTCTACCTACTGAAAACGAGCGATTGAGTGTTAGTTGTTTTTCACTATCATTATTTTTAATAGTGCGTTTAGCTTTAATGTAAACATCTCTGGTGTCAGAATCAACACTCAGATCAAGATCTTCTTTCTTACAACCTGGTATGTCGATTTGTACTGCGAGACCATCATCACCTTGTGAAAAGCGGACAGTATCACCTGTAATGTATACTTCTTCCAGGTTATGGAAGATAGGAGTTAAATTGAACATGTTTTCTAATGCAGATTCAATGTTTGTTATTGGGTTTGTACCTCTATATGTAGTTAGTTTAGTCATAGAATATTATTTATTACCTCTAGTTTGTTTTTCAATTGTTACATCATACCCATAGGATTCATCGGAGCTGGAGCTTCTTGTTTGTCTGAAGGGTCATCAACGATAAGACACTCTGTCGTTAATAGCATTCCCGCTACAGAGCCTGCATTCTGCAATGCGCATCGCGTTACCTTCGTCGGGTCGATGATACCAGCTTGAAGTAAGTCTACATATTCATCAGTAGCTACATTATAACCTAATTTACTTTCATAGATCTTTAATATAACTTGAGATGCATCTACACCAGCATTTTCACATAACTGACGAATTGGCGCTTCAACTGACTTTTCAACTAAACGAGCTCCAATAGCTTCATCACCTTCAAGAGAGTCAACTACCTCTTTAATAGCCCATTTGGCTTGTAATAAAGCAGTCCCACCACCTGGTACGATACCTTCTTCAACTGCTGCTCTTGTGGCTGCTAATGCATCGTCAACTCTATCCTTCTTCTCTTTCATTTCAGGTTCAGTCTGAGCACCGACACTAATAACACCGATACCTCCTGATAATTTAGCTAAGCGTGTTTGTAATGAATCTCGATCATAATCAGAACTGCATTCAGCAATAAGACCTCTCAATACATCGACCCTTGCAGCAATTTCAGCTACTGAACCTTTACCTTCAACAATTGTGGTAGCTTCTTTCGTAACTGTAACTTTCTTAGCTTGTCCGAGGTTTTCAAGCTTAACATTTTCAAGCTTTAAAGTATCATCTCCAGTTACAATAGAACCACCAGTTAATACTGCAATATCCTTTAACATCTCACGACGTCGATCGCCGAAACCAGGAGACTTAACTGCTGCAACATTAAGCGTACCTCGTAACTTATTAACAACAAGAGCTGATAGAGCTTCACCTTCTACATCTTCTGCAATAATAAGCAGAGGCTTATTCTTCTTAGCTACAATCTGTAGTAATGGAAGTAATTCATTCAGGTTAGTAATCTTCTTATCACATAAGAGAATCAACGCATTATCGAATGTTGCTTCTGTACTTGCATCATTAGTTACAAAATATGGGCTAAGATAACCTCTATCAAATTGCATACCTTCAACAACATTAAGTGTAGTTTCGAGACCAGATGCTTCTTCTACTGTAATAGTACCATCGCTACCTACCTTCTCCATCGCATCAGCAATAATATTACCAACAGATGCATCCCAGTTAGCAGATACAGTCGCAATCTGACGAATATCATCCATACCTTGAACTGGCTTGCTAATTGCTTTAATCGCATCAACAGCTGCAGCAACACCCTTATCAATACCTCTTTTAAGATAAACTGGATTAGCACCTGCTGCTACATTTCTAATACCTACTTTATAAATTGCTTCAGCTAATACTGTAGCAGTTGTAGTACCATCACCTGCTGAATTAGCTGTACGAGATGCTACTTCATGTACCATCTGCGCTCCCATATTCTCAAAAGGATCTTCTAATGAGATTTCTTTAGCTACTGTAACCCCATCCTTTGTAACAGCTGGTAAGCCGAATGATTTACCGATTAATACATTCCTACCTTTAGGTCCTAATGTAACCTTAACAGCTTTAGCTAGCGTTTCAACGCCTGTTAAAATCTTTTTACGGCCTGCTTCATCAAATAAAATCTGTTTACTCATACATATATTATAATATATACCACGTATAAAATCAAGAAAAAAAAGCGTAACCACCGTGTATTCAGTGGTTACGCTACTATAGATAAACGCTAGGAGTTATTTATATTAAATCAGAAGGTAAGCATTAAAGATCAAAGTCATTAAACTCTTCTTCTCCAATCTCTGTATCTCGAGCTCCGATTTTATAAGAGCTAATTTCCGTCTCTTGCGGAGCTACTTGAACCTTAGAGCTATCTGAAAAGCTATTCAACCAACCACCAATTGGGTTAGTAGGCTGATCAAAGATCTTATCATAGCCAAGAGAACGTAATCTTGTATTAGTTAACCATTCAATATAACCGCTGAGCATTTCAGCATTCAATCCTAATAGTGAACCTTGAGAAAATAGATATTCTCCCCACTTCTTCTCGTTCTCTGCAGCTAAGCCATACATATCGTAAATCTTCTGCTTATTATCTTTCATTATTTGCTGGAAGCCTTCACTCTTATCTTCCTTCCAATACTTCATAATATTTTGAGTAATTGCAGCATGTAAATTTTCATCACGAGCAATTAATCCAATAATCTTAGCATTACCTTCCATCTTACCTCTATAACCGAAGAAGAACGAGCATGCAAATGATGTGTAGAATGATAAACCTTCAGTAATTTGAGTAGAAAGAATGGCATTAAAGATCTTCTGCTTAATATCACCTGAATCATCTCCGAGTAATTGATTATATGCAGAACTAGCTTCAGCAGCACGTTTAACAATTTCCTTATCCTCTAGAATAGAATCAAAAAATCCCGTAGCATCTTTAGTAATATTTTGTAGAGTATATGTATACGAATAGCTATGAATAGTTTCAAATCTAGCCCAAGTAGTCATACAGATTTCTAATTCAGGATTAGAAACATAATTTTTAATATTATGAATACTTCTAGATAACATACTATCAGTCATAGTTTGCCATCTAAGATTACTATTAAAAATAAACTTTTCAGTATCTGTTAGGTTTTCATAATCACTACGATCCTTTGTAAGAGAGACTTCTTCTGGTAGCCAGTGAAACTCTTCTTGCTTTCTCCATAGGTCGAAGAACTTCGGATATTTAAACCTATCGTAACGTTGAAGAGCTAGATCCTCTCCAAGAAACATCGGCTGTTTTGTTGTGTCAATATTCTTTAAATTTAGTACAGTTTCCATATTTATATATCTTTATTTATAATGCGCATGCTCCAGATTCACAACCATTATCCGATTGTTCCTCACCACTAGAACTTTGCTTATCACCATCGTCAGTATTATTATAATATCCTGTTCTCCAGCCTAATTTATAAGCAAGAAGAATCTCTTTAATAACTTTAGAGTCAGGTAGAGCTCCATTTTCATAATGTTCGTAATTATAGTACATATTAGCACTAATACTCATATCTACCCATTTCTGTAATGCTCCTACAATCTTAATAAGCCCGGCATTATCTTCCATTTCATACGCTAGAGTATATTTATTTTTTAAAGAACTATAATTAGGTACGATAACTGGTAATGTACGAGCTTTAGATTTCTTATATGTAATATAAGATCTAATAGGTTCTATACCATTCGTTGAACACTGTATTACAGAAGAGCTCTCGCACGGCATGATAGCCGATACAGTACTATGACGTAAGCCATGCTCTTTAATTCTCTCTCTTAAGCCTTCCCAGTCCATTGAATTCTTACGAGTAACAAATTCGTCGATTTCCTTCTTATAAGTATCAATTGGCAACCAACCTTGACTGTATTTAGTCTTATGATATTTCGGGCATTTACCCTTTTCGCTAGCAATATTGCATGAAGAACTGAGAAGATAATATTGTACCTTTTCCATCAACTCGTCAGCTACATTAGGAGCTTCCTCATCAGTATACTTAACACCAGCTTTTGCAAGATATGCTGCGAAGTTTGTAATACCAATACCTAAAGATCTTCTATTCTTAGTAAAGTTTTCAGCAGCAGGTAAGAAGTAATCTTGATAATCAATTAATTGATCTAAGATACGTACGATAATATCACATACCTTTTCCATCTCTGCATCAGATTGAATCTCTAAAACGTTAATTGCAGATAAAATACAAATACCGATTTCAGCATCCTTATCATCAGTATGTTGTAACGGTTTAGTAGGGTGTAACACTTCAACACAAAGATTAGTCATCTTAATATCATCATTCCATGCAGATCGTTGATTACAATGATCAATATTCATGAAGTATATACGACCAGTTTCAACACGCTCTTTAACAAAAAGAGACATCATTTCCCTAGCTTTAACAGTCTTCTTAAATTTAAGACTAGTCTTACGCTCATATTGCTCATAAAGCTCATCAAAATTCTCATGACCAAATGCATCATAAAGATCCTTAGCTTCGTTAGGTGAAAACAATGTAATATTTTCATTCTTTAAGAATCTCTTATAAAAGAGCTCACTGAATTGAATACAATAATCTAGCTTACGAACTCGGTTATCATCAGTACCGGAATTATTCTTAAGCACCAGCATGTCTTCTGCTTCATAATGCCAGAAAGGAAAGTTAACTGTAGCTGACCCACCTCTAATGCCATTCTGATGACATGACTTAACTGTAGATTCCATTAACTTTAAGAATGGAATAACACCAGTATGCATAACTTCACCATTACGAATTGGTGAGTTGATAGGGCGAACCCGGCCAATATTTAATCCAATACCGTAACGAGAACCAGTTGCATAACCTGCTGCGGTAGATGATGAGAAGATAGATGGTAATGTATCATCGATATCGATCAAGCAGCAAGATGCATATTGTCTAATCTTACTACGTACACCTGCCATTAATGGTGTTGGTAGATTGATCTTAAACTTAGAGAAATAATCATATGCTTTCTTTACATACTGTACGCGAGCTGAACCGGTATATTGACCGAAGCATACCATTGCAATAATCATATAAGCAAATTGAGGAGTCTCGAAAATTTTAGTATTAGATCTATCTTGAATTAGATATTTGTCACAAAGTTGCCGCATACCTGCATATGTAAAGAGGTTATCACGATCATGAGCGATATACTCATCTAGCTTATTAATCTCTTTGTCTGTATATAACATAAGAATATCTTCATCATATACATCATTCTCATGTACATTCTTATTAATAAAATCTAATAGCTTAGGTGGGTTCTTACCTCCCCAAACATCTTTACGTAGCTGGTAGGATAATAAGCGGGAAGCAACGTACTGATAGTTCGGTGCATTTAAAGAAATTAAATTAACAGCAGACTCAATTAATACATTATGTATTTCATCAGTCGTAATACCTTCAATCATTTGAAGTTTAGAGTTAATTTCAATATCAGAAGCGGTTACCCCTTTTATATCTTCAACTGCCCAGTTTACGACTTTATGAATCTTTTCTACGTCATATGGGACGGAATCACCGTTTCTCTTTACAATATTCATATTCATTATTTACAAAGTTATACTAAAATTAATAGCTTAAAGCTACCGAATTTTTGAAAATCAAATTTATGTTCATTTAGGTTTAAAAGATGCTGTAATATCTTATTATCATCTCTTAAACTATTATCAGTTAGTTCCTTAAAGTGGGTAAAATCTATCGGGTATATTCGCTTATTCAAATACGAATAACTATCATTGCATGATAGATTATATTCAGCTAGAATCTTTTCATACCTATCAATATTCATATTGCCTGCTAATTCCTCAGCCAATAGAGTTTTTGCTATATTATTACCTTGTTGGTTAAGGTTAAGAAATAACCCATATAGTGGTAAAACACTAAATTCATTATCTATTTTTGAGAACCCGTCTTTATTTTCAAATATAAAAAGGCGCTTTTTTGGTTCATACTTTTCACAAATTTCTAAACGCTGATTATCATACTCATTTTTTATAGCAAATCCTAAAAATAGAGTAGGCAGCTTTTGATCAAATGCTTTAAATTCCTTAGTGTTTACTGCACATTCAGTTAGTGTAATATCAATCATATTACATTTGAATATCTGAAATTAACCGGCCGTTAGTCATATCATATGTACGGGATCTGTTCGTTCCGTTACTCATATGTATACTAACTGTAGTTAAGTCACCAGAAGCAATTGGACCTGAAAACGTGGCTCCTGACGGTAACCCCATTGTTCGTTTTATTGCTCCGTTAGATGGGTCAAATATCTGTAATTTATTACCGTTAATGCGTGGGACTAATATACTCATACGTTAATTATATGATTATATATGAAGATTTCAACGTCTGGATCTGATTTATTATAAGTAAATCCTGATAAATTTTCACTTACAATTGGTACTTTTAATTTTGTTTTTGTATATTTTGACTCAATAAAAGCCATTATATCTGGATGTGGTATAGCATTATCACTGTTAACATTTAAAATATTGATAATTTCATTAATCTTATAACCTTTAGTAAGTAAAGTTTTAACTTCTCGGCTGACATAATACTTTTCTAAAGATTCAATACATCCATATTCTTTAATTTTTTTTACTAAATATTCTCCAGAAAAGAAACTTTCTTTACCCGTTACAATACATTTTATTTTTAATGACTTGCGCATATACACTATTATAATAAATATTTACATGAAATTCAACTCAATGGTCGAAAGTATACTAGAAGATTTTAGAGCTCCTACAGATACTAAAAAGCCGGTAAAGGTAAGATCACGTGGTAAGTATGGTACGGTCAACCCACAGCTAAATGAACCTCATGACACTAAGTCTACTACTGGTTTTAAAGGTCAATCAGGGGGTAAGGTAAGTACTTTACTATTTCAATTACCTGATAGCAACACAAAGAGACGTTCAAAGAAAAAAGGATCTACCAAGAAGTAGATATCCATTTAGCAGCTGCCATCGTAGCTCCTAACGCGTCGTTTTTCTCTAAGATATCTGACCAAGCTTTTTCATCATAATCTTGTAACCTTTTCAAGGCGTCATTACCGAATGCTTTATGAAATTTAGAACCAAAATACGCAGATGAATTTTTAACTAAATCCATTGCAGTTTCAGGTTCTACTTGCCAATAACTTTTTGCAGGACCACCACCGTATTGAACTTTTGTTTTGTATTCTGATTCTACTGCTCCGGTCTTTTCTAAATAGTCTTTTAATTCAGCTGCACTATGACCATCATCACCATCAAAGATAGCCGCTGCTATTGAGATTGCTTCTTTAGCATCTGCAGGTACTGTATAACCAGCAGTAAGAACTGCTGTTGCTCTAGCTTCGTTTTCTTTAGCTTTTGCTTGTAGCGCTGGTTTACTACTACTACCGAACGTTTGGTAATAATCTGACCAATCGTCAACAAAATTACCAAATACAGATGATGTAGCTAAAGCTCCCATCGCTAAAGCTTTACTTAATTTTCCTTCTTCGATGTAATAATCTTTAAAAGTTTGCATTAATAATATTTATACAAATCTATCGAGAAAGTACTTAGGCAATGATTCTTTATTTCTTAATATAGCTTGAAATATACTCGCATCTAAAATATATGTTTTACAATGATCTTCCTGACTTCTAATTCCACGACCACATTGCTGTACAACATTACTTAACATTTTATTTGAATACCATTGTTTATCTAATTCAAACATTTTTTTAATCCGTTCATCACCTAAAGGTAAATACGGTGCTTTAATAATTATTTGAAATCTTGCAAGATCATCCTTTAAGTCAATACCTAAGCCTAAAGATGGACTAACCAGTACAGTTGGTTCAGAACTTAAAGAATGTTCATGTAATATATCCTCATTTCGACTTTCTTGATCTCTATATAAGAATCTTTTATTACCTCTAAAACCATCTTTTAAGCATGATGTAATAAATCCAGTATGGGTATGTATAATACCTTTTTCATTTTTATGTTCTTTACAAATATTATCAATTTGTTTAATAATACTAGGTAATATTTTCTTTAGATTATAATGATTAATTTTATGTTTAGTATTAATATAAATTGGAGCTTTTTCTGCTTCAAATGTACTATCAACTTCAATATATTTGTAATCAGTAATACCTAAAGTCTTTGCAAAGTGTTTATGATCGATAATAGTTGCTGACATTAGTAAAACTTTATCACCATAGTTAAAAATATATTTGGTTAACTTATCGACTTTCAATGGAGTTATACTTACAATACCTTCATTTCTTTGCGTAATATACTCACAATCACCCCACGTTTCAATAATAAGAGATAATGTACGGTGTAAGTTTTTACAATATGATAATTTAATTGAATCACTATGACTAATTTCAATATTATTTTTATTATTAACGTTTGTTAATTTAGTTACATGCTCACTAATTTCAACAATAGTATTATATAACCATTTAAGTACTGCTTCATTTTTAGTTGAATATAGACTACCACTATTAACTCCATATTTTTTTAACCTATCTGGATCAATTAAAGCAGAAAACTGTTTAATTATTTCATCTTCTAATTCAGATGCTTCATCACAAATAATAAAATTCTTACGTTTAACGTGAGCCGGTAAAGATAAAAACATTTTATAGTTCAGCACTCCAAATTTTTCAATTAGAGCTTTATTACGAGCGTTATGGTATGGGCATTTATTATTAATTCTATGCTCTTCCAAAATCTTTTTTGGTATAATAGCATTTTCTACTTCTACATCAATATTAGTATCAATAGTACTTACGTAGTTTGATTTACCTTTTGCGACAACACTATCTTTAAATAATTGTAGGTATTGATCTTGTAATGATTTTGTTATAGTTAATGCAAAAGCTCCAGATGATTTTTCTTCTTTACATTCGTCTTCATATTCATAACCACCTGTACCATCCATTTTAAAAGCTTTATATGTCTGTACCAATTCTTTAAAATAACTACTAGGTTCGTTTGAAACATTAGCTAACGTTTTAGATATAAAGCTTTTACCGCTACCAGTCGGAGCACTGCAAATTACAAACTTAACACCGCTACTATAAGCATCTTCTATATCTCTTATTAACTTAACTTGCTGCTTACTTGGACTATAACCTTCAGGAAAATTATTTATATATTTGCTTACCATTAATCTATTATATTACATAATAGCTGATATAACAACTGTATAGTTGTATAACTTACTCTTTTTCGGTTCATTTATCATCTTACATTTATAATAAAATATCTCATCACGTTGTGAAAATTCTTTTAACGTGTAATCCATTACAACGTTACCACCAACACTGGTTATATTAAAAGGATAAGGCATTTCATAATCCTTAATACTACCTTTATCTGTTTTTAGTGAAAATACGTAATAAAATTCCTTTTTCTTAAAAAGAATTAATTGTCCTTTTTTAAGAATTTTTCCATTTGAATTTATAAATACTAAATCTCTAAGTAGTAATTTGGATAAAATTTCATCAATCTTTTCATTGTATACCATCATAACATAAAACTCATTTTCTCTTCTGCTGACATCTTTAAATAATTTTCATTAAAGTATTCCCAAAACTTATCATTACCAGGAATTGAATTAATTAAATCACAATTATCCATACTCACCATTCTCCAATCTTGCATAAATATATCCCATACTAATAATAAATTTTTAGATTCAGGATTATATTTCGGAGCACTAGTTGGTGGTTTATAGTTTAGAGTTATTCTACCGTTAACGCTATTTAAAATACTTTGATCTAAAGTACAAAGCATTTTTCTGCTAGGTGATCGACCTGCTCGTGGTCGTCTTCTTGCGAATAATATTTCGCAAACATTAGATCTTAATGTTGATTTTAAACTAGCTAACCCTATTTTCATCTATTATGTCTTTAATTTACAAATACCAAACAATCGTTGTTCATTTAAGAACATACCTTTTTTGATCTTACCATACCCTTCAATTTCCATATTAGATACAGGTGCACCTTTATCATTAGGAAACATTACTATATCATCCTTTTTAGTATATTTAACTTCAGGTCCGACGAGAACGACTTTAGCCTTTCTCCATGCTTTATTGAGAGAATTTGTTGGTATATAAATACCACCTCTCTTAATTGCATCACCTGCACCTTCATCAGAAGATTCATCGATAAATTCTACTAGTATAATATCATCAAAAACAAAAGAGAGTAAAAACTCTTCTCCGAGACCGAAATCACCATCACTATGACCTTCTAGGTCAATTGTACTTCTTTGCGTTGCTAACTTATCAATACTTGCTTGTGCCATATAAAGTTATTTAAACCTTATAAATTAGTAATCAACAAGATGTTTATATTCTATATTAGAATAACAAAATAATATTTATTTACTTTAATTTTCTATTAAGAAAAAGTACATCATATACAAAAGCTATTGAGCCGGGGATTAAAATGCAAAGGTAAAATATAATATCCATCAAAGCATATTTAGTAATACTTGATCGTTTTTATATTCTCTTTCACTATAAAATTCAGGTAATATTAACTTTTCTTCTTCTTTCTTTTTTTCCTTTTTAGTCTTCTTAATATAATTAAGTCTCTTAAATTTTAGTTTAGGTAATACTGAATAGATATAGTTATACTGAGATGGTTTATCACTAAAAAGATTCCAATATTTATTAGTCGTCTCATTTACATAATCATTTAGCTCCTTCGAATACATACTCGTCCATCTATTAACCATAAATAGATTAAATTGCGACTCATCATCGCAATTCATGTCTGCCTTTTTCTTACTGAATAAGAGACCGTTTAAATATTGAAATAGATTCATTTATAGGTTGATCTTAGTAGTAGCAATAAACATATCATCTACCATCGCATAAAAAAGATCAATAATATCCTGCATAAACTCTGTAGTTTGATCGTCAGTTAAACCTGTACTATATGCAAAGTTAGGAGCTTTACGACCTGCATTAACATTAATACCAGTGTGACCGATAGCTACATTATCTTTCGAGTATGTAATACTTACGCTACACTTACCGACCTTTTGTAATGTACCATCACTACCTTCAAACTCAGCATGTACCATTAAATCATCCCCGTCTACTTCAATAGGCTTCTTAATATATTTAGAAGAAAGTACATTAGCAATTTGAGTATTAAGCAATCGCTGAAACGCTACAGCACCTAGCTTATCTAGATTAGGAATCTCCCAGCAGAAGTTAATAGCATCATCACTATAGATATAGTCACCTTGAAGTACATCTTCCTGATCGATCATACCATCGATACTCACATCCATCGGGCATCGAAAAGCGATAATATTACCTATAGGTAATGTCTTATTACGAAAGTAATCGTACGCAAAACGCTTATGAATTAATGGACCGTCATATACTTTAATATCTTTAATAATCATATAACAATTATAGTATATGAATGTTGATGTTTCAACTATATAAAATTATTTATCTATGTTTTAACAGATGATTATAGTTGAAATATCCAACTCGTATCATTAAAGATTTCAATAGGTTCACCTAAATGCTCTCTTACTGCTTTTAATACACCATACATATGACTATCATGACCAGCAATGTACCCGCCTTTCTTAATCTTACTCTTCCACGTATTAATGTCATTTATAACTGCAGCATAAGAATGGTCTCCATCAATATAGACAAAGTCAAGAGAGTGATCTTCATACGACTTAGCAGCCTCTGCACCTGTTGATTTAAACTTTGTGATGTTAGGGTAATCAACTAAGATTTCATCAAACATGCTTTCAGGGTTCATGGAACCACCTTGCTGCAAACCAACTGGCCAAGGATCTATACAATGTAACTTCTCACAGTGAAGAGATAACACTCTACTACTCACCCCTGAAAAACTCCCATGCTCGACGACATGATCACTCTTCTTAATATACTTTTTGCATAGATCTATGAGACCAGCAACATTGTTTGAAATGAAATCTAATTCTAGCCAGTATATTCTAGGTGTTTCTAATAGTTGATTAATCTTTTCTTCGTATGTCATAATGTCCTAACTTCTTAAGTAATTTACATATGCAAGATATTTTTCAATAATATCTATACTTGGTGATTTATTGTATATATCCTCAGCAAAACAACCATCTGCACAATACTTTTCGTTGTACCATCTAGTATCACCTACTATAGAACGTTTAACCATAAAACAAGCAGAATCAACCGCTCCGGTTTGAAAATTCCCAGCATCTAAACAATGTGATCCATCTTTTCTAATTTGCTTCCAACAAACTACATCAGATGTACAATCTTTTACCTCATCCCAAAAATTTGGATGTAAAATATTATCATCATCCATGTACATAACATACCCATCATTTATTAATGTCTTTGCGTAATTACGCTGAGCATTACCAAATACGCTACCTTCATTTTGATGAGCGTAACATTCGCAATTACTAGGAAGCTGCATGTCAGGAATTTGCGGTGCATCGAAGACAACAATCCAGCGATAGTGTTCTGAAGGTATATTAATACTTTCAGATATAGCAGAAAGATTTTCAGGCCTTGTGCAAGGTGTTATAATATTAATTAGCATACATATAGTATATAATAGAGTTATAAACATTAATCAAGTTATATTTTTATAACGATTTACATTTTAACATTGCTTGTTTAATTGCCATCCACATGTCTAGATATTTATATGTAGCTAGCCTCCCAACAAAAATTACATTATTTTCAGATTTAGATAATTCAATATATTTTGACGCCGCTTTTCCAGAATCTCCAAAATGTATTGGGTAAAACGGAATGTTCTTACCATTATATTCAACTGGGTATTCTTCAGTTACTACCGTTATATCTTGATTATGATTTAGATCAAAATAACTGTGGTCGTATTTTCTAGTATAATTATGTTTTTTTGTATTAGAATTTTCTACCAGATATGACATTTTTTCATCAGTAACTGTATGTTTAAATTTGAGAGATCTGTAAGGTAGACGACCAAATTTAAAGTCATAAAACTCATCTATTTTACCGGTATATATAGTTATATCTGCATGGTATTTTTTCCAATCCTCATCAGTACAGGAGAGTTTTACATCAATCCCGTCAAGCATTTTTCCCATCATTTTTGTGTATCCGTTTTTAGGCAAGCATTGATATTTATCATTTTTAAACCAAGTAGGGTCCTCCATTTTTGCTGTATCAGGAATTCTGTTTGTTATTGTTTTAGGTATTTTATCGAAAGATACTCCCCATTGTTTTTCTGAATAGTCTTTAAATAAATACTTTTTAATTTCGTCAGGAGATAGTTCTCTACCTATCTCTTTAATGGTTTTTTTACTATATGGTAAAGAAATTAATCCAAGTTCTGTTTCCCCTTTAGGTTGATATTTGAAAGGTACCCATTCCGTATACTTACTTAAAAATTTAAAAACCTCTTCATCATTTGTATGAAAAATATGTGGACCGTAATTATGAATCATTGTCCCGCATAAGTTGCTATCAAAACAATTACCTCCTATATGACTTCTTTTTTCAAAAATTTTAACATTATAACCCTTTTCCTTTAAAATTATCGCAGATGTTATGCCTGATAAACCACATCCAACTATCTTTACTTTCTTTTTATCTATCATTTAAAAAAAATTATGCAAGTATATATTTCCATAATCTCTCCATTACATGAGCATATTCTTTACTCGGTTGATCCGGATCGTTATTAGATAACGAATATAATAACTTTTCATATATACTTTTATCTTTTTTGTGAATACTCTGTTTACTTACAGCAAATTGCGCTCCTTGTACAAATTCGACTATATTATTTTTTACATCCAAAGTAAAATCATGATCATGACAAAATTTTACTAAATCTTTATTTAAGAATGGTTCACCTAACAAAGTACATGTATAATAATTTAAATCTTTACGATTAAAAGGGTAAAAATCTTTTTTAAATGTTACATTATTAAACATTTCAATAGATGGGTAATGATCATGAAATGCATGATCAAATGGATTTCCTTGTAAAAATACTGTATAGTCATCAAGCTTCTCATAATTTTTTACAATATGATAAAGATACGTTTGAGCTTCTCTACCTACATTAGGAAGGTTAATGGAATTTGGAATATTATCTCCCCCTTTATTATAAAGATATATATTATGGGTTACGGTTTTAACCCAATCAATATTTTCATTATATCTTGCTATTACTACGCCGATTTTTTGACATGTCATAATTGATTTAATATATAATTAGCTAGTTGTTTTGTTGTATTATTATTCGATACATGCAGTTCAAACTTTTCTTTATATTCATTATAAACATCTACAGCTGTATTTGTTTTCAATAAATTATTAACTTCTAAGCATAATTTTTTTGGAAAATTTACCATAGTTAAATCAGGACATTTAGATATATC